GAGGAGTTTGGACGTCCAGATCGAGTACTTGGAGGTCAAGGAGTTCTAGGTGCTCTGGAAATGCTTACCAAGACTGCTTCGATTTATTTTGTTCGTGCCATCAATACTTCTGGTATTGATGCCTCCGCTACGGTGGCTTTTGGTGCATGTCCCGCCGTCGCTGTTTCTGGGGATGTTCCTAGCGACCTTGCAGCTGGGGGATCTGGGTGGAGAGGCCAGCAATACGGCAAATTCTTGTTTAAAATTACTAATAACGCTTCTGCCAACGTTACTCCTAATACAAGTCGGAATGCCAATCACTCGTCTTACTATGAACTAAATGTTGATAAATGGACAGATTCAACTCCTGCTGTAGGAACCAGACAAGCCGGAGCCGCTTCTATTGTTAAAGCGATGTCCGCTAAACAAACTAGCGATTTCCCCTTTACTTTTGTTTCTTCTACTTCAGGAACTGGTCCTATAGGGTGGTTCGTGGGCACTTACGCGGGCTCTGGTGCCAATCTGGTAGTATCAGCTGCAAGTGGAACCTCTCCTGCATTAGTCGGAGGGGCTGGCATGGGATACTGCAAAATTTTGCAGCCTGTTTCCGCTACCACTGGAGAAGTTTCAGGGTTATCGGTTGAGGACTTCGCCACAGCTTATGGTGGAACCGTATCAGGGGGAGGTCCTGGAGGGACTTTCTTCACCCAATCTCTTTGGGCTGGTAAAGGATACAATTACAGCGCTATAACAGTAGGTAACAATACAAACTACTATGGCCTCCAAGTAAAGGTTGTTTCAAAAGCAGGAAAAGATTGGACTTTCCAAGTATTTAATGATGGTGGCTTTGAAGAATCCTTTACAATGGATTTTGTTAAAAATAGCCAATACCCAGAGGATACGATTCAAGCTGGAACTATCGATCCAAAATCTGACTTTATTAAAGGATCTTTCTACAATAACGGCGCAAGCGACCAAGACACGGCATCCCCTCCGAAAACGTTATCAGAAGGTTGGACTGCTCCTGCGTCATTCCAAACGGCTTTCGCTCTGACAAATAACCAGATGGTAGTCTCCAACAGCGACGAGATAGCCAGAGATGGTATTGAGAAAGGTGCAATAGGTGCTCCCACCAGATTCGTCAAATTCATTGATGGAACTTCAGGGTTGTATGGTGGAACCAACGGAGACTTGTCTGACAATAATGGATCTTTCAATGATGTTATTCGCGGAGCTTTCATCGGAAGTCAGGCAACCAAAACTGGTATGTGGGCTCTTGATGATGATTCCCTTAATATCTCTATGGCTGCTATCCCTGGAATTACTGACCAGATTCTTCAAAATCAATTGGTTACAATTGCAGAAAAGACCCAAAACTTCTTGGCTGTCATATCCCCTCCAAAAGGTCTCAGTACTGCTCAAGACGCAATAAACTGGACTAACGGAGTTTACACGGGAAGAACTACTTCAGTAAACAGTTCTTACGCTGCTATTTACTGGCCTTGGGTCAAAGTCTTTGATGTTTTCAGCGCTGCAGATACGTGGATTGATCCCGCCGCATTTGCTATTGGTGCCATGTGTGAAACTGATAGGATCGCAAACACCTGGTCAGCTCCTGCTGGTCTGGTTAGGGGAAGGCTTACAAGACCTTTTGATGTCGAAGTTTCCCTGAACCAAGGTGATAGGGATGCTTTGTACGGCGCAGGAGAATGTGTGAACCCGATTGTCAAATTCGCTGGAGACGGCATAGTAATTTGGGGGCAGAAAACCACACAGAGGACTCCCACCTCTCTTGATAGAGTTAATATAAGACGTATGATGATCATTCTGCGTAAGATTCTATTATCCTCAACCAGAGCGCTTGTATTCGAGCCTAACGACCCAATTACTTGGAGTCGAGTAACCAACATTGTTCAACCCCTTTTGAACAACATTAGGAACGGTAGAGGTATCTCTGAATTCCGAGTCGTGTGTGATGAAACTACTAACACACCTCTCAGAGTTGATAGAAATGAACTATGGTGCAAGATTCTTCTTAAACCTACCAAGACCGCTGAGGTGTTCGTAATCGAACTCAACCTTACCAACCAATCCGCTGATCTCGGAACCACGTAAACTATATAATATAGAGGACACTTACTAATGGCTAGAGGATACTACGCAAATCAAACAGACAGAAATCTTAACACAGGAGAACTTCCGACTTTATCTGAAGGTCTAGAATCATACCGTGCTTTCCAATGGGAAGTAGAAATCGCAATGCCTCCTGGAATGGGAGGGACTGACGATACTGTTTTAACTTTGGCAGCGAAGCAAGTAACCCAGTTGGGTTTTACTTCGGAAGACATCGTCGCGGACAGAGTTAATGATAAATTCTATTACCCAGGAAAGGTTACCCCAGAAGAAGTTACGATTACTTTCGATAACCTAGTTCGAGGACAGCTTGCTGAAACCTTGTTCAACTGGATGAGTACAACATATGACCCTATTAATGGAGTCTTCACTCCCCATTTTACTCAAGGTGATCCTACGGGTGGCTTTAAAACCCGTGTTAAAATCTACCAACTTGACAATACTATGACCCCTGTTAAGATGATTTACCTATACGGTGCATATCCAAAATCTTGGAAGACTGCAGAGTTCAATTATGCTACTAATGAGTTCCATACTATTGAGCTCGCTTTGAGATATGACTTTGCTGTGCAATATGCAGGCCCTGATTAAAATATTTTAAATAAATTACTATAATAGGGAATGTTCCTTCCGGGACATCCCCTATTTATTTTTGAGGGCTAATGCATATTCTTACAGATCTTCTCGACACTTACTCTAAACTCAGGAAGAGAAGGTATTCGCTGTCTGAAGCGTTATTGAAAGAGCAAGGAGGGTCTAGGGACTTAGCACTTAATAGGGAGTTTCCGGAGGGAGACGGGTCTACGCCTGAGCATTTAGAAAGACTGCTCAAGATGGCTGAAGCCGGAGGGTTAAGAGGGGATCCTGCCGGGACTCCCGGGGAAGCGTTTACCGCTTTTCAATCACCAGAGAATCCGGAAGCCGTTACATGGACTGATCTTGCGGGTAACCAGCATACAGCTAATACCCAAGAACTCATCGCTTATTTAAACCTGAGACTTCAAGGAGAAGAAGAAGGCGCTGAGGAAGACTCACAAGCCGGAGGACAAGGCATCGAAATGCCTATGTACCAAGATGCTTTAGCCCAGACTATGGCACGGTTTACACCTCTAATCGTGGATCTTGCCCAAAACCCCCACTTCGACATAAAAGACCCAGATGAAGATCTAGAAGAAAGATCTGCCAGAGCAACTCAGATAGTAGCCGATTCGATTCAAGATAGAAGGAAGCCTGGCAGAAGTCATTGGTCACAGGAATTAGCGGGAGTGTATGAGCTTCACCCTGATTCCGAGGAATATGGAGATGAGGCGGTCAAAGAATTCATGGATGACTTTGGAAGTCTCTTGTCTATTATTGGAGACGCGGCTAATAGCGAAGAAGGGTGTTTTGAAATAGAAGGGAGAGAAGAAAGAGAAAAGATACTCAACAGGTTTTTCACAAGGGATGGAGGTAAAAAACTTTTATATGGTGCTTTAGACCCAGGAAAAGGTGAACCACCCTCTTTGTCTGCTGGCATAGAATCAGAGAAGTTACGACACAACAAAACGGCACATGATTACCAAGGGACTTACTTTTCCCAAAGAAATCTTATCGGTGGAGGAGGAGAGAACCCTATTTTACAAATAATAGACGCCGCTAAGAACATTAAAAGGTGCGGGGATCTCAAGGAGCCTCTAATATCTTCAACGGGGGGTGCAGGAGGGTCTAACTGGTCTACGATTCGATCTGAAGTTGATGAGAGTGCTCCTATTATTGCTGATGCATTTGTTCGCTGGATGAAGCTCGCTCCATCACGTAAAAAGGAGAAAATGCATGGAGATATTGTCAAGGCTATATCTATCTCTGTCAAGGCTATAGAATCTAAAACGTACAAATTTATAGAGCTTGTTAGAGATGCTCAAGGTGCATTAGATGGAATTGAAAAATTGCATCCTAACGTTTTGATAGACGCAGCGGACTTTTTAGACCATGCGTTTGGACAAGACTCTGTACTTGCTGGGCTTGTAAGCAATCAAGAGGTTAGAAAACTTGCAACCCTCACAGTAGCATCTTATATGATACCAGAGATCGAAGCATTAGTTGAGCTTAATAACTATCCTGGGTTCGTGGGAGCGACTTCCACTTGGAGAGGAGCAGACCTAAACAGAGTTAAAAGTACGCTGGAGGCCGAGAAGCAACCTGGAGGGAGAACAAGCCACAACCAAAAAGCTGAAAATTTTAAGAATGACTACGGACTAGTATTTAAAAGCAAGGATAACGCTCTCAAGTATCTACAGTTTATAAACGCCAACCCCGCTAGAGGGATAAGAGATTGGCAAATTGATCCTGATACGGGGTATTGTATGATACCTATGGAGAAGAAAAATCACGACCCAGACCGCGAAAGAAGTTTAATACAATTTTCTAGGGTTCAATTAAATAGCAGAAAATATTTTTCTAGAGCGTCGGATCAAACTTTTGAGCACAACATTGAAATGCTTCGAGGGAGGGGGTTAGACCCTAGGGTTGTAAACAGAGCCATAGGAACCCGTCAACGCGAAAAGATGAACGCCGATAGAGTTAACAAAGCATTGAATTCGCCTGTAAGACCCGCAGGATCTGATCCCGATGAATGGCTGAAAAACGAAGACTCTCTAGACTCTCTTATTGGACATCTAAAAACATCCAGAGATAACTGTGTTTACCCTCTCAATTCTCAAATGAGTGATGTTATAACTCAGTTGGAGAAATTCCAAAAAAATCCTAATGATCCCAAGGAGCAGAAGAAGAAAGGCATCCTGTTCGCCAAGACTTGGCATACTATGAACATGCTGGACGGTACTTCTCAAGCAAGTAAAGAGAAGGTACAGGCAGCAGCAGCAATGGCTTTGGTGCAGGGTGCCGCTTCTACTGCGGAGAGGATTATTAGTTTTAGGGTGGGGGCTAGAAACGACTTGATTACTGCACCCCAGAGCGCTGTCATTGATGACCTTGCAGAGGAAATATTAACTGGGACTGGGATTTACGACAGTGTAACAAACCCCGATGGTATTGAAATTGTTTCCGATTCTAAAGGTTTCAAGCTTTATAGGGGTGGTATAGGAGCGGGAAGAGGAGCAGTTGTTGAGATTCGTTATCGAGGAAAACCGGATGACAGAAAAGGCGCTATGTTGGAAATAAAGGTGTCTCCTTCTGAGATTCAAAGAAGGTACAAAGGAAAGAGGGGGGGGTTAGGAGAGTCTCAAAGATCTGAGATGAGATCTCTAATACGAGAAACCATCGTTGAAATTTTCGAAGAAATGTTCGTTGGGAAGGCTCAAGAAGTCCTCTAATAGGTAAACATAATATTTTTCGTGTATCCTAAGTTGCTCCTTCGCTGGGTGATTCTTCTCAGTTATTACGATTTCCTTCTGTCTGTCCTTTTTATATATTAGCAACCATTCTCTCTTAGATGCTTTTGCATCCCTCTTGGCTTGTTCTATAAAGGCGTACAAATCACTCTTTTCTCTCCATACATCCTCTAGTTTCACGTCATAGCCTTTCTTAGCCTCTATGACGAACTTAAATGCTTCTGGAGTAATCAAATCCCCATGAATTTTTAAGTGCTCAGGAAGCGTGTGTGTGGTTCCGAAAGCCCCTGAACCTGGAGTTCTACAGAACTCTTTAGTGTTGAAACGCGTGTTTAGTTTTTTAGCCAAGGCACGCTCAAAGTTGTTCCCTTTGGCTCTGCTATTTATTCGAGGCTTTTTGTAAAATTCGTTCTCTAAGTTTAGTAATTTATTTGTGTTTATTTTCTTACTCATGATCTTTAATAAGGCATGGACAAGATGCGTGTTCCATTATTTACCTTTGACCCAACTAAAATTGATTGGAAATTTAAAACTAATAGGAGTGATAGACGATTGAAACTATACATTAAAATGAGCAAAGCTCAGACTGACCAATGGGATGCCCTTAAAGAAGCGATTAAACCACCGGATGTTAACGATAACGAATTCGCTAAGGTTTTGTTCTATAAAGGAATTGATTCTTTTATGGGAGAGCTTACGGACCGTATTAACAGTATGACGGAAGAAGAAAAGGAAAACATCTTAAAGGAGAGTGGTATTGAGCCTGCTTCTTTTGATTTTTCCGGCGCCTCAGAGACTACTAATGACTGATAGAGCTGTAGAAGAGCTGAAAAAAGAAACTCAGCTTAATGCTTTAATCAAGAACAAAAGAAGGCAAGACTTTAGTCTGCTTTATTACAGTTTGTGGGACGATTCTTGCAACAAGGTTTTAAAACTTGTTGATGAGTGGAAACAGAACAAGGGGGGAGAAATTCTATATTTGATTAATAGTTGGGATCTTCCCCATGCTTTTACCGCGTTTAGGGTGACTAAAACCCCGACGCTGGTTAAAGTTATTAAGGGTAGAGTTCAAGTAATAGATTACTACCCAGGAATTTACTCTTACCTTAAGACTTGTGTCGAAACTCTTCCGGAGTCCTAAGTTCTTGGTACTTTTGTATTTTTTCACAATACTTTTTGTTTTTGGTGTACATTAACTTAAGGTTATTTACAAAAACTGTAGTAAAATAGTTGAAAGCAGAGCCATTCTCAGGGTTGAAATTTTTTAAAACTCTAAAAGCCAACATAAAACATTCTTGTTTTGCATCATCTGGGTCTATTTTAAACTTGAAGGTGTGTAAAATGTTTGTTATAAGTAAGTCTAGTTTTGTTACTAAATCATCTTCGTGTTTGGAAGGGTTTTTTAGATATTTTTTGATTGTTTCTTCAAACTCTTTGTTGTTTAGGTAATGATTTTTTTTCTTGGATTTAGCCATATTCTATTATAGATGAAAGATTTAGAAAACATATTTGATTCTTTTAAAAAAGAAGAAGAGGTCGCTAGTGTGTTCAGAAATGACACCGGACTGGAGAAGATTGTCTTTGTTCACGATTCCTACACACAAAGACGAGGTCGCGTGTATGAATTTTCCGATAAGGAATTTGATATCTTGTCCACGTTGCTAGGGAAAACTAAGTTACCTTCCGGTACGTACCAGTTTGTTGCAGCCTTAAAAGGTTTTGACGTCAAAGAGGATGACATAACCACAACTATTCTTGCTGCCCACAGAGAGTATCTTTCCGAGGATTTAGAGGAAATTCAACCGGATTTGGTCATACCTTTAGGGAATCTCGCTTTAAAAGCAATTACTAAGAAATCTGGAATATCTTCTAAACGAGGAAAAGAATTCGTTGTGGAGCTCGAGTCAGGTAAAAAAGTTCCTGTAGTTCCAACTCTTCATCCGTTCTCTTTGTATGTAGAGCCTAAGCTTAGAGCTCTTTTCGTACAAGATGTTAATAATGCATACAACAAGTTCATACTAAAAGAGAATAAATTCGACGGTTCTCCTTATAAATTGGTTAACGGTGATATTTCCAAGTTTGATGAGCTCATGGATGAGGCGGAGAAGAGTCCAGCTATCGCATTTGACTTGGAAACCAATGGGTTAGATTTTAAAAAGCACAAAATTATGACTTTAGGCATTTCCTACAAAGAGAAAAATGCTTTTGTGGTTCCCATTTACCATGCTGAGTGTGAGTTTACTCCTGTGGAGTTGAACCGCATTAAAGAGCGTGTTAAAAATTTAATGAAAAATCCTCTCATAGTCAAGATTGCCCACAACCTAAAATTTGATTACAAGTTTCTGCGTTCGTGGGGCGTTGAAGAGTTTAACAACATGGAGGATACACAGATAATGCATTCCCTGGTTGATGAGAATTTGCCTCACGGCTTAATGGACCTTGTAAAACAGTATTTTCCGAAAGAATTGGAGACATTTTAATGAGGATATTAGTGTTAGGATGCGGCTTGGTCGGAAGAACAATAGCACAGGATTTGGCTAAACGACACGATGTATTAGTCGCGGACAACTCAAAGAAGGCTTTAGATTTGGTTCCGGAGCTCGATACTCTTTTGTTTGATGTTGCCTCGAAAAATTCACTAAAACAAAAGGTTAGTAAGTTTGACTTAGTTGTTTGTGCGGTCCCCGGTTTCCTTGGGTTTGAGACGCTGAAGACTGTTATTGAGGCTGGGGTGAATGTGGTAGATATTTCATTCTTTCCGGAGGATGCACTCGCCCTAAATGAACTCGCTATAGAGAAGGGCGTAACCGCTGTCGTCGATATGGGAGTTGCTCCCGGACTGGATAACTTGATATTAGGACACCACAACCATTCCATGAAAATAGACTCGTTTGAGTGTTTAGTGGGAGGGTTACCAACCAAAGAGGGAACCTACAAAGCCCCCTTTTCTCCGGCTGATGTGATTCAAGAGTATCTCCGACCAGCACGACTATTTGCAAATGGAGAGGTAATCGTCTTACCCGCACTATCTGAACCGGAATATATTGAGGGAGAGGGTTATTTTTTGGAGGCGTTCAATACTGACGGTTTGCGTTCTCTGTTGAAGACCATGAGTCATATTCCTAATATGAATGAGAAAACGTTGCGGTATCCTGGGCACCGTAACCATATGGAATTTTTACGGGATGCAGGGTTTTTTGACAATGAAAATTTTGAATTTACGTCTAAAGTTCTCTTTAATGACTGGAAGCTCTCTCGGGAGGATGACGAGTTTACGTATATGAAAGTTACAATAAAAGGAGAATCCCAATCACATGTTTGGGAATTGTACGATGAAACGGACCCTAATACCAGGATTTCATCTATGGCGCGTACAACGGGATATACTTGCTGTGCTATGGTGGAAGCTGTTCTTTCTGGACTGTGGGACAAGAGTGGCGTCTACCCAGGAGAGCTAGTAGGGCATGATGATGGTGTGTTTAGTCACGTACTTTCTTTTTTACAAGATAGAGGGGTTGACGTTGTAAAATGCTAACCGTAACCAATGCAGAAACGCATGACTGGGGAAATATGCCCCTGTCTGACATGGCTTTTGGAAACGCCATGGATTGTGATTTTACGCTGAGAAGCTGGGAAATTTTATCCAAGGATATAAAAAGACTAAGTCTCAGTCATGTATATTATAATCTTTTGAAGGATATAGCTGTAATCCTTGGAGACGTTGAGAATCGCGGGATTACTATTGACAAGGATTATTTGGTCGTTCTAGAGAAAGAGCTTTCTAAGCAGTTGGGGAGTCTAAGGGAAAAGTTGGAGTCCATCTCCCCAGTTTCTGGGATAAACCCTAATTCCACTGCACACCTTGGGAAAGTTTTGTTTTCCGATGAAGGGTTTGATATTATCCCCCTAGAGTTTTCAGCTAAGACAAAAAAGCCCTCTATCACGGAGGAGCATCTACAGGCCGTAAAGCGAAAAAGTAATAACAAAGACGTCGTCTCATTCGTGGACCTTTTACTTGAGTACAAAACTAAAACTAAGCAGTATAATACGTATGTAAAGGGAGTAGAATCCGCTATTGAGTGGAATGAGGACGGAAGGATTTACTCTAATTATAATTTTGCGTCTACTGTAACTGGGCGACTTAGTTGTTCCCTTTATAACGCTGGAGGAGGTATGAGGAAGGGTGTTTCTTTTCACACTCTCCCCCGCCCGAGTGATGACGATGTAAACATTAGAAAGTTGATGATTTCGGATAAAGATAAAGTGTTTATAGCGGCAGACTTTTCAACTGCGGAATTACGAGTTTTGGCTCAATGCTGCAGGGACGAAAGCCTAATCCACGCTTTTAAATCTGGGCAGGATTTGCACAAGTACACAGCCTCTCTAATTTACGATAAGCCTGTGTCCAGTATCACCAAGGAGCAGAGGCAGATCGCCAAAAGTGTATCCTTTCTTATTGTGTATGGAGGGGGTCCTGCTAAACTAGCACAGCAAATAGGAAAAAGTGTTGGGTATGCGAAAGGTATTTTTTCTGCCTACCAGGAATCCTTTCCAAAAGTTTTTGAATGGATAAAGTTCGTTCACAAATACATCGCAAAAAATAAATGCGCTGTAAGTCTCTTTGGTCGCAGAAGGAATTTGTCCAATGTCGATAGCCCAGTGTCTAAGTACAAGTTTAGGGCACTTCGACAAGGGATGAATTTCGTAATTCAAAGCTCTGCATCAGATCTGATGTTACATGCACTAAAAAGACTCCAAGACAGGTTTGACGAAGAAGGGCTAGATGCACAAATCTTAGCTACTGTTCATGACAGTGTAGAGGTACAGTGTGATAAAAGTATCACTAAAGAAGTTGTTGAGATTCTAAAGTTTGAGTTGACCCAAACCAAAGACTTAGAACAGTATTACAATTTAAAATTTTTAGTCCCTTTTGAAGTGGATATTGAAGTTGGGAGGTCTTTTGGTGACGCAACTGAAGCTGTTTTTAATAAGGATGGGACATTGACTAACTATAGTGAAATTTTAAATTATGTCGAAAACTCATAGAGCTCTTGTAATTAGTGATACTCATTTTAGAAGTGACTATATTCCTGGATTCTTGGACACCCAAGTAAAAACTCTTATAAAGTTGGTAAATGCAAAACCTCCGGACACTTTAATTATAGGAGGAGACGTTTTTCATAAGAGGAATCCGAAGGGAGACGAGTTGCTTGCATTTAGAAAATTTTTGGATTCCGTCAAGTGCGACAATATTGTTATCCTAAGAGGTAATCACGATACTGTACATAAGGACGGTTCGTCTGATACTACGTTGTCACTGTTTGCAGATAAAGCTACTATTGTAACGAAACCTAAGACTATTGCTATTGGTGGAGTCTTTTTTGATTTCATACCCCATCACGAGAGTGAATCAAAAATAATTTCACAGGTTAAAAAAGCAAAGAACCATGTTTTTGGTCATTTTGGGTTTGATGGATGTGTTTCCAATGGTTCCTACATGTACGAGTCCCGTCTTAAGAGATGGCATTTTCCTAAAAATAAATACACTTTTTTAGGGCATATACACAAAGCAAAAAAGTATGATAATGTGTTTGTTATAGGGACGCAGTATTCTAATTCTTTTGGAGAAGCTAACGAGCAGAAGTACTACATGGAACTCTTAATCAAGGATGGAGAAATAAAACCGATTAGAAAGCCAGTAAACTTTGGAATCAGACACGTTACGTGTAGTATAGACGAATTACCTTCAAAAGGAAAATCCCTGATAAATTCTAATTTTTTTACTATGCTTCGTATAAAACTGGATAGGTTAGATGAGTACGTGGAGCGGCAAATACATGACAAAGTGTTGAACAAGTACAAAGTAGATTATTTGGAATTTTCTTTTGAAGACCTTCTCCCAAAATTCACTTCTGATTACTCACCGGATAGAAAATTATTCACGCTAAATGAGGAGGTCATAGGGGATTACATTGATTCTCGAAACTCTATCTTCAGCAAAGAGGACTTGATGGGTGCTTTAAGGCAAATACGAGATGAAGATTAATAAAGTAATCATTGAAAATTTTCTTTCTGTAGAGAAAACCGAATTGGACTTTGACAAGTACGAGGGGCTCGTTCACGTTATTGGACAGAACCGAGATACTTCTCCACATTCCTCTAATGGCGCAGGAAAAAGTTCTTTAATTGAAGCTGTAGTTTTTGCGCTGTTCGGGAAAACCATACGAAAAACGTCTGAAAAAAGTTTGGTGAATGCATTTACGAAAGGGAGGTGCAAAGTTGTTCTACACGTTAATGATAATGTAGTAATAACCAGAACTAAAAAGCCACCGTCTCTAATTGTAGAAGTGGAAGGAAAAAGCGTCACAAAGGAAGGCGTTTCCCAAACACAGGATTACTTAGAGGAGATACTAAATATAAACTATCACGTATTCCTTGCATCTATAGTGTTTGGACAACAAAACAACATAAACTTTCTTTCATGTACGGCTGAGGAGAAGAGGTCTATAATTCAAAACTTTTTAAACCTGACAGATTTGTTTAAGCACAGGTCTAAAATCAGGTCTCTCAAATCCCAGTTTAATTCCTCTAAGAAAATAGCTGCCACTCTACAAAGTGAGTCCCTACAAAAAACAAACAAGTTAAAAAAGCAATTAGAAAACTGCAAAAAAGAAGAGGCGTCTGCGAAAGACCTTCTCACCGAGGAAAAGCATGAGTTTATCACAAAATACTCTTTGTCGGAAATACAAGAATTAGAAGCGCAGAAAACACAAAAAGAGTTGGACTTAAGAGACTTGGAAAATGAACTTAATTTTACTCTTAGAGAAACAGAGAAAAGCAAGAGCAACATAGAGTTTTTTAGTACAAATTCCATATGTGAACACTGTCAGAAGCAGCCCGATGCAATTCAAGTAAAACTAAAAGAAAACAAAAAAAGACTTGAAGGTCTTTATGAGAAAATTTCCGGTCTTAGAAAAGAAGTTAAACATAGTTCAACGGAGTTTGATGGAATGTTTATTCCCATATCCTCTTCAGATTATGAGCTAGTTGAGACGTTGAACCTGCTTGGAGTTAAGATGGAACTACTTAGAAAGTCCATACGAGAGCAGCAAGCCCTCTCTAGAAAGTACTCCAAGCAGATGGAAGAAGCGCAGAAAAAGTACGATATTATGAAGTTTTGGGAATCTGCATTTTCGGAGCATGGGCTTGTTAAATATATCATTAGAAATGTGCTGGAGTATTTTAACGAAAGGGCTAATCACTACCTTAGCACCCTCTCAAATAATTCGTTTACTATTACGTTTGATGACTCTCTCTCTGAGGAAATAAAATCTGCAGGAAATATCATACATTTTGAATCCCTGTCGGGAGGGGAAAAGAAAAAGTTTTCTATCTCTGTCATGATGGCTTTAAATGACTTGCTCCTTTTGTCTGGTAAGGATGAGTCCAATGTGATATTCTTTGATGAAGTTGGAGATTCTTTGGACCGGGAAGGAGTTAAAGGTTTATACGAGCTAATCTCTAACATATCCACCAATAAAAAGCTGTTTTTAATAACACATAATTCGTATCTCAATTCTTTAATAGAAGACGATGCCAAACGATTGTTTGTGCATAAAAAAAATAACATAACTGTCTGCAAATAGAATGAACATTATACCATATAACGATAGAATTTTAGTAGAAATACAAATGGACAAACTTGAGTCCACTGCCGGGATTATCATCCCTGATTCCTCAAAAGAGACTAAGACTAACCAAGGAGTTATTTTACGCGTAGGCGAGAATACTAGTGGGAAGTTGAAAGAAGGGCAAACTATTTTGTTCGAAGAGTTTAGTGGAAGAGAGTATGAGTACGAAGGAAAATTTTATTTAGTCCTCCCTGAGGAATCTGTATACGCTGTACTGGAGAACTAGAAATGGGGTACGAAATCCCAAACGGTACGATATCTGAGTCTATCTTCTTGGAAAAGTACGCTTACCCGGGAGAGACTGTTTGGAAGGAATGCGCAAAGAGAGTCGCTAGAGCCGCCGCAGACCCAGAGTTCCCTGAACAGCGAGAGAAGATAGAGCAGAAGTTTTATGAGGCTATAAACTCCGGAGATTTTTGTCCCGGAGGAAGAATTCTATTCGGGGCTGGACGAAGTAAGCAAAACCTACTAAACTGTTATGTTTTAGACCCTGAAGATTCCGTAGACAGCATTGGAAAAACTATATCCGATATGTACAAGATTTCTTGCGGGGGAGGAGGTATTGGCTTTAATTTTTCAAAGATTCGTCCTCTCGGTGACGACATACAAAATATTAGAAACTCCGCTCCGGGTTCCCTGTCCGTCATGAGAATGGTGAACGAAATAGGGAATCATGTAAGGGCGGGAAAAAATCGAAGAACAGCCTTGATGGCTATTCTAAGTATTACCCATCCGGATTTTCTTGAATTCCTCCGGGTTAAACTAGACCGTAAGGAGTTGACAAACTTTAATATCTCTGTTGCAATTACGAAGCCTTTTTTAGAGGCTGTAGAAAATAACGATGAATGGTATTTCACGTTCGGAGGAAGACAGAACAAGTATTTTGTGTATGAGATTAAACGTATTTCAGAGGAAGGAAACGATGTAGTTGAAGTTGTTGCTAAGGACGAAGAGGATGCACTCGGGCGTGCACAGCTACATAAGCTAAAGCATTATTCTGATACATTTGAGGCGCCCAAGAAGAAAAAAATATTCGCGAGAGACTTGTGGACTAGGATCGTAGATAATGCGATTGAGTCAGGAGAGCCGGGTATTTTTAATATAGATTTTGCGAATGAATATACTAACGTATCTTATTTTGAGCATATGCCTTCTACTAACCCGTGTGGGGAGGAGGTTTTACCAGCATACGGCAATTGCTGTCTCGGTCATGTTAATCTCGCTAATATGGTGGATGTCGATGGTGTTATCGACTGGCGTAAGCTTGCTCGCACAGTTCGTACGGGGGTACGGTTTCTTGATAACGTACTTACGGCGAATCATTTCCCGATTGCGGAATGCGAGGAGGGAGGAATGCGATCTCGTCGGGTTGGATTGGGAATCACAGGACTTCACTACTTCCTCATTAAGGCAGGATTTCGATATGGATCAGAGTCGTGCCTGGAATTCTTGGAACGGCTCTTCACAACGATAAGAAATGAGGCGTATAAAGCTTCTATGTACTTGGCTAGGGAGAAAGGAAGTTTCCCAGCGTATGACTGGAGTCAATTGAAGGATGAAAAGTTCTTTAAAACTTTACCTTCTAGGATTCGTTCGGATGTTAAAAAAAATGGCTTGCGTAATGCCGTTCTACTTACAGTTGCACCTACTGGAACTATTAGTATGATTTTAGGGGTATCTACGGGTCTTGAGCCTATATTTGCTCCTGTGTATAAACGACGATGGCGTACAAGTACTGATGGTGTTTGGAATGAGACTGTCGTTATTGACCCACTCTTTAAAGATTTATACCTTAGAGGTCGTAGTGTCAACCATTGTGTTGGGGCTTATGATGTTACCCCAGAAGAACATATTAAAGTTCAGGCAGTCGTACAGACGTACATTGACTCAGCTGTGTCAAAAACGTGTAATCTTCCTTCTGAATTTGAACCTTCCAGTCTATATGACGATCTTTTGACGTATGCTAGTGATATGAAAGGTTTTACTTTTTATCGTGCTGGTTCTCGGGGAAATGAACCGTTAGAAGCACTAGATATTTCTACGATAGACTTGGACCTTTTAATCAAAAAAGGTACGCTTGAAGAAAGTGCTGCCTCAGTTAACGCGTGCAAGTCAGGAATGTGTGAAATTTAATGCCATTGTATTCTTATAAATGTAAAGCGTGTGAAAACGTCGAAACTGTTAATTGTCTTATGAAGGACATGAAAAAATGGGTTAAATGCCCGGAGTGCGGGAAAAGAGCAAACAGAATATTTGAAATTACAGGGACTCAAATCAACGTACAAGGAGGAACTCCTATTTACGACAAAAGAAGGGACCATAAAAAAGACTGTGGTGTAGCAACCAGATGGCACGATGATGAAGTCCGAAAAACCGAAAAAGCTCTTGACTTCAAGACTGGAATTTCTCCATACTCCAAAATGATACCGAATTATTCGGAGTTGGAAAAGCAAGGAGTTGTAAAAAAAGCCTCAAAAGAACAGCAGAAGGACCATAAGGAGAAGGCTACAAAGATTACAAAGGATGCGGTATCGAAACTTTCAGGGGCAGAAAAAGACCATGCGGTCAGGGGTTCCGGAAATTCAATGGGTCCCGGTCAATGAGCGCTTCGAATTCCGAAAGGTGCGGATGTTTCGGATCTACTGGTCAATTTTAGTGATAACTTGCCTTTAATAAGGTAACATGGCATATGAATTAGCTGACAGTATTCAGAGGGGGATTATTTACCTAGCAAAGTCTGACCCCACTTTTCTCATTCAATCTATGCCAATGGTGAAGTCAGAGTATTTTGAATACCCCTCACACCAAAAGTTTTTTCAGGTTGTTGTTGACCACTATCAAAAGTATAAAAAACTTCCAACTGACGATTTCATTCTAGAAGAAGTTAAATCTCTAATGTCTTCGACTGAGCTTCTCTCTGATTACAAAGATGAATTGGAGCAGATTAATAATCTTGATGAAAAGTCCTTGGATAATGAGGACTACCTCCTAGATTTAGTTGAGAATTTTGCCAAAGAGCAAGCTATAACGGACGCTGTCCTCTCATCTATAAGTCTAATAGAACAGAAAAAATACGACGACATCGAAGATTTAGTTCGGGGGGCTCTTACCGTCACTAGAAATCTTGATTTAGGGGTCAACTATTTCAGCTCCTTTGAAGATAGATTTTCCAAGGAAGAAAATGAGCAGGACTACAAGTTCCGAACTCTTTTTGATTCTATGAATGAGTCGCTTGAAGGGGGGTTAGCTGCAAAAGAGCTTGCTATGGTTGTTGCACCTCCTGGGGTTGGAAAATCTTTATATTTAGCCAATCAAGCTGCTCGGTCTGTAATAGACGGTCACAATGTCCTTTACGTCTCCTTAGAAATGTCTGAAGACAGAGTGGCTCAAAGAATGGATAGTATTTTTACGCAGGTAAAACAATCTGACCTCAAACACAGAAGGTCAACTATTATCGAAAGGTTTGACAAAATTAAGAAAGCGAAGCCTAATATGGGCTCCCTCAGGATAAAGGAATTCCCAACGAAAAGAGCTACGGTGAGTACTTTAAGGTCTTTTTTATCTCAGTTACGAAACGCTGAGGACTTCGAACCTGATGTGATTATTGTAGATTATCTTGAACTTCTTTCGACAGACGCCACTCTTAAGGAGTATCAAGCACAGGAGAGACTAGCGCAGGAGCTTCGTGGTTTAGCTATCGAACATAAGTGTTTGCTTTGGACTGCCACTCAAACCAACCGGGAAGGAAAACGAGTTAGTCTTATCACAGATACAGAATTAGCCGATTCTTATGGAAAAACTCGCGTGTGTGATTTGGTTTTTTCGGTTAATCAGAACGAATTAGAGTTTGACAAAGGAGAAGCTCGGATATACGTTATTAAATCTAGAAATGGGAGGTCTAGATATGTAATACCTTCCATTATAGACTATTCCAAGCTTACAATCCACCAAAAAACGACATGAACCGGCTAAAAAAACCAATTCACCCAATGCGTCTCCATACAGGAATTAAAACATTTACGATTGAACAAAAGTCTCTCTCCAAGGACAGTTTATATGGCTGTGTTGAGTTTCCAAAAGCTCTTATAACCGTAGACCCAAATCAAAGTGAGCAGGACTACAAAGGAACTCTCCTTC